AATCAGCGTCTTTGACCTTGTGCCGTCGGAAGATAATTTCTATTCCATGCGGGAGATTGAAGAACTGAAAGCGGCAATCGAGATCGCCGGGAAAGTTCTGCAAAACCTGACCGTCGTTCCGCTGGACGGCGGGAAATACAAAGTCATTGCGGGCCACCGCCGCCGCCTCGCGTCGCTGGCCCTTGTGGAAGATGGAAAGCCGCAATATGAATTCGTCACCTGTTCCGTGGAGCCGAACGAGGAAGCGGCGGAAGATCAGGAAATCCGGGACGGCCTGAACCTGATTGTCACCAACTCCCAGCGGGAGAAAACGGCGTGGGACAAGATCGAGGAAGTGCGCTACTTGCGGGACGTGCTGGAAAAGGCAAAGACCCGCCCGCGGTTCGTGGCCGTCCTGCAAAGGATTGTCAAAACCGTGTTCGGGGACAGCGAGGTTCAGGCGGACGGAACCCGCGATTTTATCGCAAAAGTGCTTCATACCAGCCCGGCGCAGATTGGGCGGTATGACACCATTATTCGCCACCTGTCCCCGGAGTTCAAAGAAGAACTGAAAGCAGACCGCATAAACCTTTCGACCGCCTATGAACTGGCGGGATTGCCGGAAGAGGACCAGCGGGCCGCGTTCGAGGAATACCAGAGAGCCGGGGAAATCTCCATCAAGGCCGCGCGGGAGCGGAAGCCGCAGACGGCCCCTCCCCCTCCCCCGCCGCAGGCCGAACAGCCGCCGGAGGAACTGGAAGAAACTGCGCCGCCTGCTGAACCCGTCCGGGAGCGGGACGAACACACGCCGCCCGCGGCGCATTGCATTCCCTCCGCCGTCCCGCCTCCGAAAATCGAATGGGACAAAGAGCCGGGGGCGGAACACCCCACAGACGGCCCGCAGAACGCGCAGGACGGGCAGAAGCCGCAGGCGGTGAAGATGGACCCGGAGGGGGCCGAAAAGCCCACAGAGGACGCGCAGGGGCGAACGGGGGCGGAAAGACAGCCGCAGAAAGAAACGCGGTGCGTCGGGAAAGGGATTTGCCCGTGTTGCGGTGAGAAGTTCGACGCGGGGCAGGTCACGAGATATAACACATTCGGGACGCAGGCCGTCGGTCCCGTGCATTGTCCGCATTGCGGGAAGATGCTGAAAATCTTGTGTTCGGTGGAATATATCTGTTCCCCCGCGGAAGAGTGAGGGCGTGCAGATGGACAAAATCGAATTGGCCGGATTTACTGCGGAACAGACCGAAAGCATAAGAGAAGCCGCGAGAAAATACGCTGAAAGAACAACGTTTACCGTGGAAGAGGCAACTGAAAAGATTTTGGACGCACTAAACTTCATTTCGGGCGCGATTCGGGAGGCGTTCGACAAGCTGACAGCGGTATTTCGTGAACTGGCGGAAGAGTTGGAGCCGATAGACATTGAACCGCGCGTCCGTCGGAGGAAGCGGAATAGGGCGCGGGCGAAGATAATCGAACAGCGATACCGGGCAGAAATCCGGCGGGTGGAAAATACACGAATTTATCGGCGGATATATAAGCCGCCCTAAAGCAGAGCGGAGGAAGCGGACGTGAACAGGGAAAAAGTTATTGTGATTCTGCGTTATTACAGGGACGCAGACAAAGCAATCAAAATGAACGAGCGGGTTATTAAGAACCTCGAAGATCAGTATTATTCGACGTTAGGGGCGGTCAATTCCGACGGCATGCCGCGCGGGAAAGGTACGACTTCAAATCCCGTTGAACGTGTGGTGCTGAATATCCCTCGTTCTGTTACACAGACCATTGACCGATTGCGGCGCGAGATAGAGGAAATCGGGAAAATAAAAGCAGAGATCGCGGAAGAATTGAAATGCCTGAATTACACCGAAAAAGCGTTGATTCAGGGGTTTTACATAGAGGGCGAACAATGGGAACGGCTTTCGGCGCGAGTAAATTACAGCCCGCGGCAATGCCGGAATATCCGCGCCGCCGCGCTGGACTGTCTGGCAAGGCATTTCAGCGCAAACAAAATCATTTCGCGCTATCGCTTCCCGGAAAAATAAGATTGCCACCCATTGCCCGTTTTCCGTGGTAAAATTGGTATTGTGGAAAATGAACACAACGATTCGGACGGCGTATTCCTCCGCGCCGTTCGAGTGCAGAAAACGGACCATGTTTTGAACATGGCCCGTTTTTTACACGCTTCCGCGGAAGTATGCGGGGCGAAAAATAGGAAACAAACGAAAGGGGGTGCGTAGACAGTGGCAAAAGCGAGAAGCCCGGAGCGGGACAAAGTGCGCCGGGCTTGGCTTGAATCCGGCGGAACCATGACGGCGAAACAGCTTGCGGAAGAATTCAGCGTAAGGGCTGAACAGGTCCGAAAATGGAAAAGCCTTGATAATTGGCAGGCAGACCTTGACGCACAGAAACCGAAGCGAAAACGCGGCGGACAGCCGGGCAATAAAAATGCCGTGGGCGCGGGCGCGCCCGTAGGGAATAAAAATGCCGAAACGCACGGGGCATATTCCACGGTCCGCCTATGCGATCTACCGCAGGAACAGCGAGAGTATATCGAGGGAATCACGCTGGACACAGAAACAAATATGCTTGCAGAACTGCAAACACTGATTGCAAAGGAAGCCGACCTGCAAAACAAGATTGCCGCGCTGGAACATGGCGACCCCGCCGCGCTTTATATTGACCGTGTTGTTGAAATGCGCGCCCCAAAAGGGACAAAACGATTAGAACAACAGCGGGAGAAGTTGGAAGCCCTGCAACGGGAAGAAGATTCCCTGATTTGGGATATGGACGGGAGCGACGGGAAGAAACCAACCAGACAGCAGGAAAAGAAGTTGGAAACCCTGCAACGTGAGATTGCCGCCTTGCAGGACACCACGGGCGACAAGGAACGCGCCCTTGAACGTGAGGGCTACACGGTGACAATGCAGACTGTCATAAAGGCAAGCGCATTTGACCGGGCTATGAAGTTAGAAGCCGAACTGAACAGAATACACGGGCGCATTATCAAACTGCTTGATTCCATCAAGGGATATGAGATGGAGAGCCGCCGCCTGCGGCTTGAAGAGCGGAAATATAATCTTGCAAAGCAGAAACTTTCGGGAGCATACGACATCGACCCTGAAACGGGAGAGATCAACGACGAAGCGGAAGAGCCGGACGAATTGGAAATATGAAATAGGTTCTTTCGGCGGGCCGCGCGGCCTGCGGGTCCAGCGAGCCCCGGCGTTTTTTTAGATACGAAATTTTTTTGAACGCTTCCGGGGCCGGGAAAATTTTTTAAGGGGGTATGCCAAAAAAAGCGCGGGAGGGGTGGAAAAACGGTGAAACTTTACGACGCGAAAGCGGTTGCCCGATTCCTCGACGTGTCGGAACGACGGGTGCGGCAGTTGCGCGACGAAAAGGTGATCGCGGAAGTTCGCCCCGGCTTGTACGACCTGATCGACACGAACCACCGCTATATAAATTATCTCCGAAAGAGGAATCCGGAGAGCGAAGAGACGATAGACTACAACACCGA